AGTTATTTGGCGATGGTACAGGGATTATGAGTTCTGTAGCAAGTATCAATGGCCAAGTTATTACATTAGCTAATGCTTTTGATATCAACAGATTTGGCGTCGGCATGACTTTGCAATTCTGTGCTACTGCAACTGCTGGAACTCCAAGTAACACTGTAGTTGTTACTGCAATGAACAGAACAGCAAATCAAATGACAGTATCAGGCTCTTTGACTGGTGTGTCTCCTAACTGGTTTGTATTCAGAATCGGCGACTATGGTTTAACTTTAACTGGCTTAAAGGGCTGGTTGCCTATAGTTGCTCCAACTAGTTCAGATAGTTTCTTTACTCAAAATCGTTCTATTGACGTTGAACGCTTGGCAGGAAATAGACTACAAGCTATAGGTGCAAACGTCCAAGAGGCTTTAATCGAACTTTGTGCATTGATTGGTATTCAAGGTGGAAACCCTGACCACATCATCATGCACCCAAAGAAAGTAGCAGAGTTACAAAAAGCTTTGGGACAACAAGTTAGATATGAATCTGTAGAAATTGAAAACGGTGAAATACCGATAAGTATCAAAGGCTTCATGTTACCACACGAGTACGGTGAAGCTATGGTTATTGCTGACCGTAAATGCGACTTGAACCTAGCTTATGCTTTACAAATGGATACTTGGAAACTTTATTCCATGGATAAAATTGGTCACTTAGTTGACGATGATGGCCTTGGTGTTCTACGTACTCCAAACTCAGACGCAATTGAAGCTCGTATTCGTTCTTATTTGCAATTAGGTTGCAAGGCTCCTGGGTACAATGGGGTGGTACAACTAGGCTAATTTGTTGATTAGCTATATAATCAATGTAGCCAAGTACTAAGTTACTTGGCTTTTTTTCTAGGAGGAACAATGTTACAGAGCAACCTATATCACCTATACGGTAGCCATGAAAATGGATTAATGGAATTTTACGGGTATGTGAATGCTGATGGGTCAGTTAATGAAGGGTGCACGGGTCTTACAATTACTAATGTTAGTGCTGGGACTTATTCCATTGTAGTAAATGATTTTTTACCTATTACTACTACCGAGTTAAACGATTCAAACATGGCACCTAATGCAAATGGGACTGGTGTGACTAAGACAGTAGCCACTTTCGTATCCCCTATTAGCCTTACTTTAGGCACTAGTAATCCCATAAACAAAGCTAGTTTTAGTGAGGGTTCTATAAATGCTAATGGTAATTTAGTATTTTCAGTATTAACTTCTCAAGCACCTTCCGCAGGCGGAGCTTCTGCATTACTGAACCTACCTTTTTGTTTTAGAATAGTTTTATCAACTGTTAAAGAAGTGAGGATGTAACAATGGCTTCAATTGCTTCTCATGTTTTATTTAAATCGTATAATGGGTTACAAACTCAAACTGTAATGTTAGAAGCTTCTTATGACCCAAATGGTGGGTGCAAGGGAGGACTTAGATACGTAAGAATATCACCTAATAATCCCGTAGGTGGTGGTACTGCTACGGGCGTATATTACGTTAGTTTAAAGAACATTAATTCAGTTAAATACAATGTTACTGATATGAACGACGGTAATTTGTCCTTTGATATGAAAAGAGTTAATTACATTAATGCAGAAATTGTTAGTAATAACCCTGCTACTTTAGGTAATAGTTCAATTAGTACGGCAGTTAGATTCGATTCTGTTAATAATGTGTACTTAGTATATGTTTATGACGTTACTGGGTTAATAAATGTACCAGCTAATTGTAGACTAACTGTTAGCTTAACTTATACAAAATACTTAACTGGAGGGATATAGTATGTTAGGGGGATTATTAGAGGGTCAGTTAAGGAAATGCTATCAATCTAGAACTGGAAAGATTCAATTTTACGTGGATTTTAGTTCTGGAAATCCAGTTGTAAATCATCCAGATATCAGTATAAGGAATAAAGGAGACGGGGTGTACATAGCTGAGATAGTAAAACCTTATAACAATTGTTTACATATTAATTCACAACTAGTTGTGTCTTCAGTCCCTACTGTATTTGCTACCATTCAAACTACGTTCCCTTCCGTAGGGGTTAATACATTGTTTAATGGTCTCGGTAATGCTAACTCAATGAGATTTACTTTTGTTTACCAGAACTTGGTAACTGGTGCTGTATCATTAGCTCCAAATAACGTAGGAATATACTTTGAATTAATTGTTCAAAATTCAACATTTGGGTATTAAAATATGAGAACTGTGACACTACAACAAATTATGGACTCAGCTAGACAGTATGCAGATATGCAAAATTCCAATTTTATCCAAGATTCTGAGCTAATAAAGTACATTAATAATGCTGCTTTGAAGTACTGGAATCTTATAAACGAACTAGAACAAGATTACAATTACAAAGAATATATATTTACTTTGCAAAATTCGACTACAGACTACCCTTTACCTGCAGATTTTCTTTATTTACGAGGTGTAGACATAAATTTGAATGGAATATCTACTAATCCAGCTACAGATAATTGGAGTTCCATTGATAGATTCATGCTTTCTGAGAGAAATACCTACAGAGGTTATGGAATAGTTCGATACACGGGCAGAAATTTCTTGAAATACGATATCATTGGTCAACAAATTCGTTTTATCCCTATTCCTACTGGAAGTCAGAGTTGCAGACTAATTTATACCCCAGTTGTCCCTGATTTAGTAGCTACCACTGACACTATAGATGGTATAAATGGCTTTGAGGACTACATCGCAATGAAAGCGGCTGAAAGAATGCTAGCTAAAGAGGAGTCCGATACTACTTGGATAGAAAATGAGATAATGGAATTTGAAGCTAAGTTAAAACGTGACACAGACAGAAGGAACAGGGACAGAGGTGACAGGGTTTCGGATATTAATACACTTAATGAGTGGTATCAGTGGTAACCCTTAGGAGATATTTAAAATGGCTATGTTATTTAATAGTAATGTGTCTAGTCCTAGTGGTATTTCACAAAATACTAGGTACCTTTCTCAGGACTTATCTGTAAACTTAGCACAAAATGAATTAAGTAAATCTTTATTAGCTATAAATAGTTCTATTGAAAACCTATCTAACAATGTGTGTTGCGTACAATTTAATAATAGTGGTATCTCTGTAAATGTTCCAGATGGTAAAATAGTTCTTAATTCTGTTCTTAGAGATTATTACTCATTGTACAGTATAGATAAGGGGACTTTTACAGCCCCTAAAGACACATTGCTAAATTTCACTGTATCAATGGTAGCTGGTAATTTATCCGTAGGTTCTCCTTTATCTTTATACATATTAAAAAATTCTAATTTTAATACCCCCGATTTAACTAATCAGCTATCCGATCCATTAATTTCTAGCTTGATTTATTATAACTCATCGTCCACTCCTACTTGTTTCATTAGTGCAAATTGGTATGTATTATGTAAGAAGGGGGATGTTTTCATTTTCTATAAAACTGGAAGCTCCTTTAATGTTCAATATAATAATGCTCAAATAACAATGAAATGGTAGGGGGGGTTAAATGGCTGGGTTAGAGAAATCGATAATCGATGTATCATTAGCAGGCGGTATTGACACTAAGACAAACCAAAAATTGGTTCAAGGTAAACTACTAGAACTCGTAAACGCTGAAATGGAAAACGGAATTATATCTAAGTCATCTGGTTACTCAACATTAGCACAATCGGACACTTCAAACATACCTACTTCTTACTTTCAATCTATTACAACTTCCTATCAAGGTCAACTGCAATTAATAGCAAATAACAGTGTATATTCGTACGCATCAAATACTGATAAATTGACTAAAACTGGGGAACTAAATGCCGTAGATAGAAATGATTTAGTTTTGTCCTCTAATATACGATATGAAATAAATGACAGCGTTCAGGCTTGGAACTCTAGGATTGATAATACTTTGTGTTCTGGGGAATATGGTACTAACTTGGTAGTTGCTTATACAGAGTCCCCTTCTAATGGTAATAACAATATTGTTTTATATGGTAATGGAAAATATAATAATATAAGAGTTGTAGATAAAACCGATAATTCAGTAATCAACTCATTTTCTTTCAATCCTTCATATAACACAGTAATAGAAGAGGTAATATGTTCCCCTTTTAACTTCTGTATATTGACTACTGAAATGAGTAGTCCGTCCATAGTACTTAATGATATATCCAGAAAATTATATTTATTTCGATACACAGAGACGGCCCCTTTTTATAATAGAACTTTGTTTACCATTTCAAATAAAGACCCTGCAGGTCTCTATGGGACAAATATAAGAGGGGACAATCCTGTAAATTATAAAAGACCTGGTTTCTATTTTCATACTATCAGAGGGGTTTATGCAAATAATAATTATTATGTAGCTTACTTAGAACCAAAAGACGTAGACAATAACGGTGAATGGTGGGTTCAGTTAGCTGTAATTGATTCTCAATCAGGCACGTTACTCAGTTCAGTAACAAACACATCCTCTATACTAGGGAAAGGTACAGACGGAATATATGCAGGCAATTATGGTTACAGAAGAGGTGATGCCACTTTTTCATTTAGTATAAGTCATATGATAATAAATAATCAAAGCACTATTTGTTTGAGTTTAGGTCGATTATCTTTTAAATTATATACAGGAACCAATACTTTAACACTATCTAAAAGTGTCCCTGTCCCACCTTCTTCAGCGTATAGTGATGGCGGGACAGATATTGTCATGATGACCTACGATACAGCATATGTGGCGGATAGGAACAGTATAGCTTTACTGTGCCATGGATTCAGAGAAGACCCTACTCCTAAACTTGGGACGTCGGCACCCGATGATAAGGAATACTTCCCATATGCCCCTAAAATATTGTTTTACAATTTAACTACAGACGCATGGGATATTAGCCAATCTCTACCGAGCCTTCCTCTGCATTCCTCTATTAACAATTGGTATCCTTATTTTGGTTATAACTCCGTTGTCTACGGAATTGCGCACATTGCAAGTGGGATAATAATGATTAATAACGTACCTTGTTTCGTATTATCCTATGCTCCCTATGTTAGTAACGCTAATGATTTCACTACCGACGACCCATTGATTACTAGGACTTCAGGGAAACAAAGAAGATGTACTTTGTTTTTAATGGATTATAAATATAATGTTATTGATAAAATAGTCGATTATGACGCTGGGTTATTGAAATATATTGTAAATAGTTATACTGATTTAACACAAGCTAGTTTTCCCCTAGTATTACCTAGAAATAGTAGTTCAAAACTCTCAAGTGAAATATCGTTACCTTACCTAGTAGAAAAGTATGGATATAAATTAGGAGTTACTACCTTTTCCTCTACGCCTATAGACAAATCAGTATACGAATTAAGATTAATTAAGTACAATTGGCCTAGGATAAGTCCTATATCTAATTTAACTAATAACAAAACTAGTTACATTGTTTCTAATATCATTCGTTCAGTCGATAGTAAATTATACGAATCTTCTTTTTTTGATTTTCCTCAGTTAATAGTTTCAAAAAGTGCGAACTCTGGAGGCTTAGATTTAACCAAAGTATACCAGTATTGCGCTGTATATGTATGGACTAGTCCCACGGGGGAATTTGTACGTTCCTCTCCTAGCATTATTCAATCTAGTATAGCTACAACGGGTACTGGTGAATTTAAGGTGATGATTTCGTACCCACCTTACTTTTCTAAGAGAAAAGATGTATCTATTGAGGTATATAGGAGTAAAGGAAATGGTTCAGTATTGTATCAAATAGCTACATTAAATCAAGTGCATGCGTTTGGGGATACTAGCGACCAATCTAACTTAGACTCGTACTGGCAAAGTGTTTTGTACGATTCTATTTCGGATCATGATATAAATGGGAAAATCTTGTATACTACTGGTAACATATTACCCGAAATGCAGTTCCCTTCAATAAGTAGGGCTGTTTCACATAATTCTAGGGTGTTTGCAATTAGTAATTTAGATAGGAACACTGTTTTATACTCCAAAGAAAAGGATGCCGACGTCGCACTAAGTACATTTGCAGGTCTTTCTTTTGTAGTGGAACCAAGAGGGGGTGGTATAGTTGACCTTGCTTCTTTGGACGATAAATTAATAGTATTCAAAAAAGACTACATTTACTTTGTACAAGGTGACGGGGCTGGGAGAACTGGAGAAGGTAGTACTTTGACAACACCAGCTCTTGTAAACTCTCCAGTAGGTTGCTCGGAGCCTAATTCCATTGTTAGGATTCCAGAGGGTTTGCTATTTAAAAGTTCTAAAGGTATCTATTTACTAGACAGGTCTCTGGTAGTCACTTACAGAGGAGCGGACGTAGAACAATATAATTCTAATACCATAAATAGTGCAATTTCTATCCCAAGTAAAAACGTTGTCAAATTCAGCACAATTCAGGGTAATTTGATATGTTATAATTACTATTACAATACTTGGAATATCGAAGATAACTTACCCTTCTCTTCTATTAATATATATAACAGCAAGTTAGTTGGTATTCTAAAAACAGGGGGGTTATATCTAAATAACCCATCAATTTTTACTAGAGGTTCTAATCAATATCAAATGAAAATAAAAACTTCTTGGTTGAGAGTGACTGGGTTACAAGGATTTCAAAGAGTCTATACATTTAGATTTTTAGGTGATTACAAAGATACCCACGTCATGAATTGCTCAGTAGCCTATGATTACGATGATACTAGTCTGACACCTCATATTATATCTACTGTGGATACGTTTTCCCCTAGCCAGCCATACCAGTTTAAAGTATATTTCAGTAGACAGAAGTGTGAGAGCGTCCAACTTATTTTTAGTGATACCCCAAGTAATACTGGACAATCTTTCACTATAACAGGGCTAGCTTTTATAGTAGGAGTCAAGAATGGTGCAAACAAATTACCAGTTAACAAGTCATCATCTTTATAAGTCATGGTTTAAAGAATACCAAGGTTGCGAAGTTCTTGAAAAGGACTTTGGTTTCATGACTTATTCTTTTATAAATGATGCTTGTATTATTCATGATATGTTTGTAGTCGAGGAATACCGAGGTAACAAAGGGTCGGCTAAACTAGCTGATGAAGTTGCACAAATAGCTAAGTCCCAAGGTTGTCGGCGATTAATCGGATTTGTCCATTTGGGACTAGAGACAACTGATATAAGTTTAATGTGTCAATTGAAATATGGGTTCAAAGTGAAGATGGCGGAAAATAATAAAATTACATTAGAAAAGGAGATATGAACATGGGTTCCGTCAAATCAGTAGGTAGCGGTTTACAGAGCTTTTTAGGAGGGTCTTTAGGTACTAGTACAACTGGGGCTGTGAATCCTTATAAAGAGTTTACAGCACAGCAAATAAACTCTAGTAATTTGCAACAAAACATAAATCAGCAAGCTAGTCAACAAAAGGAACAAAATATAACGGGGTTTAATAGTGCAATAAATGCCCAAAGAGGAATAAGTCCTTCTTTAGCTGCATACCTTCAAGGTAATAATCTATCCCAAGCTAACACTATGGCTAGTCAACAAGCCATGAACACTGGAGCAAATATTGATTTTCAAACTCAACTAGCAAATCAACAAGCAGTTGCTCAAGCCCATCAAATGAATCAAAGTGGATATCTGGGGGCACAAGGATTACAACAAGGTTATAACGAAGGTGCTGCTAACAGGGCACAAGCCACTATGGGTGGGATATTACAAGGTGGTGGTGCAGCTCTTGGGTTATTGTCAGACCAAACATTGAAAGAGCCAGTTGACGATTACCACAGTCACATTATGGGGATGACCGAAATAAAAGGTGCTATTGACCCAAGTAAATATAAAAGTGAAAGTAACAAAGAAATGGAACTCAATGAAGATGATTCCCATATTCATGATTTTTTAAATTCTTTGACTCCTAATATGTATAGATACAAAGAGGGTAGTGCTGGTGACGATGGCGGCAAGACGCATTTAGGCGTAATGGCTCAAAACCTAGAAAAAACAGAAGCAGGGCAAGGTATAGTAAATCAGACTGAGCAAGGTAAATCCTTAGATGTTGCACAATTGGCTGGTTCTTTAGCAGCTGGTCTGGGTGCAGTACATCGTAGATTACTAAAACTTGAAGGAGTAGAGTAAAATGGATGACAAAGTTTTATTAAATACTATAAAAAATCCTTATGCTGGGTTATTCTCTTGGGATAATACAGAAAGTCCCAGTACAGTTGCACCTATAAACAACATGGCGGCTAATAATTCAGTAAGCTCTGCACCTACACCATCTACAGGTTATATAGCACCGAGTGGTATGCCAGTTCAAACCCAACAACAAAGCCAAGTACCTAGTCAGCAACAGCCAATGGTACAAAGTAACCAACAACAACCTACTACGCAAAAAGGTATTAATAACATAATTAATCCTAACCCCATGGTACAACCAGCTCAATTAGGTGGCTTGAATCCATATGCAGGTGTAGGATATGGGAATATTAACCCAGCTGGTTTTCAAAGAGAGCAAGCGGCTTTAAGTGCACAAGGTGCTATATTAGAAAAGGGTCAAAAACAACTAGGTCAGCAAGTAGCAGAAAATGCTGGAAAGCAAGCTACTGCAATGCAAGGGTTACAAAAACAAAGCACCCAAGCAATGACTAATTATAATAAAGAATCTGAAGAATATGATAAACAAATAAAAGCAGTGCAAACTAAATTTCCTAGCTTATCTAGGGAACAAGTATTAGATACCTATAGTACAGGTCAAAAGGCTGTCATGGGTCTTGGAGTCCTTCTTAGTGGTATAGGTGCAGGGATGACCCATAGTGGTGGCAATGCGGCCTTGGACGTTATTAATAGAAACATAGATTCTGTAATAGCTTCTAATAGTAAAAACTTCCAACAAACTATGGAAATTTTGAACAGTAAAAGAGCTAAATCAGCGCAAGATTTTGAGTTTGCAAGGCAGCAATTACAAGACTCTACTACTTTGCAAAATAATATCTTTAATGCAATGCAATCTAAAATAGAAGCTCAATACAAGGCTACTACCGCACCAGCGGCTAGGTTGCAATTAGAAGCTGCTAGTGCGCAAGTGGCTCAAAGAATGGCAGCCGCTAATCAACAAACCGCTGTTCAAAACCTACAATTACAATTACAAGGTAGACAATGGCAAGCGCAAATGGCCATGAATCCTAGATCTGTAACAATAGGAACAGACGCACAAGGTAGACCAATTCAAGCAGTAAGTGCTAGTGACAAATCGGCTGAAGTATTAAGGGAGCAGATTCCTCAAATGGATCAGAAGATTGGAGCTGTCAAAGACCTAATTAATTACATTTCAACTGCACCAAAAACTCAAGGTAGGAATGAAACTTTTATAGGTAAAAACTTAGAGGGTATGAAACAAAATATTGCTAAGTTATATGGATTAGACCCTAAAGAAATGCCAGATATTACTCAAACAGTTGGAAGAGACGCTACAGATTTCTATAATCAATTGTTGACTCAAGCTACTCAACAGAAGCAAAATATCATCAATACTCATACATTGCACTAAAAGGAGAGTGTTTGATGGCTAATATTAGAGTACTAGACAATAAAAGTGGAAAACCTGTAGAAGGGGTTACCGTAGATAACTTAAAGAACTATTTCAATAACCCAGCATACTCTATAGATGGAAATTCTTTAATACCCGTAGAGTCTCAAGGTAAGCAAGATGTAATCCCAGTAAGTCAGTTCAACCCAGACACCATGAAACTTAAGGATTCTAATTATCAAAGTCCTTATGAGAAATACAATAGCGTAAGTGCGCAAGCTCAAAATATAGGGAGACAAGCGGCCAATGCCTTGACTCTAGGTGGCTATGCTGCAGTGGCAGATAGGTTTAAATCTGATGAAGAGCTTCAAGACGCTAAGTTGAGGGAAGCTTTTAACCCTATTTCAACTTTTGTAGGACAAACTTTACCTTATGCTATCCCAGTAGCAGGGGAGGCATTGGGGGCTTTGAAAGCAGGGACAACTGCTTTAAGGCTAGGGGAAATAGCAGCGGCTGGTATGCAATCAGGTGTTGCTAAGTCTGTAGCTACTGCAGCTATTGATGGCGCAGCCCAAGGTTTTACTACAGGAATTAACGAAGCTAGTTTAGATAATAATCTAACTAGGGAGAACCTATCAAATGTGCTTTTTAGTACCCTTCTTGGGGGTGGTGCTGGTGCTGCTGTTGGTGGAGTGGTCGGAGGAATAAGTAAAGCTAGTTCTTTGTACAAAGGGATTGGAGAAAAACTTGGTTCTGGTGAACCGATACCTACAGGTACAAAGTTTACTGATGATTTAGCTAAATCCCTTGATTCTCACTCTGCAACAGAGACCCAGCTATCACAGAGACAAGCAAACTTACAATCTTTGGCAAACTTATCAGAACAAATAGAATTAGGTGCCAAGCAATCTGCAATGGGTATTAATCCATCATCTGACCATGCCGTAAAGTCTGAGTTATTTGCTGGCTTAGCGGCCAATCCTAAGTTATTAGATGATATTGTTAATGGGAAAATGGATGCACAGCAATTCTTTGACAATGCAACTAGGTACAAGGAGTTATCAAGAAAAGCTGGACAGCTTCAAGGGATGAGTGAGTCTAACCCTAGAAACATGATAGCCACTCAACTAAATGACGATGTATCTTCAGTTCAAAGCTTAGTTAAAGAATTTAACAAGGCAAGTATAGAGCATGAGAAAATTAAGATTGCGGAAAACGTGGAATCTAGGATACCTCAAAACTGGTCTGAGGGTATGTATAATTCCATATACTCTGCAGATGAGTCTGTACATAATCAATTTCTAAAAACATTGGATTCCTACGCCACAGACCAAGGTGTGTTTAATAGGCTTAAATCTGTTTACCCAAATGCTTCTTATGAAACTATAGAGTCATTAGTTAAATCGGAAAAGTCTCTATATGATTCTAAGTTACTAGGTTATTTTAAAGCAGGTGTGCTTAAAGAAGGTGCTAAGCTAGAAAACATCATAGAACCTAAGATTAATGACTTCTATACATACCTTGACCAATCTTTAACTAGTTTAGATAAGGCATGGGCTGATTATAAAGCTAGTTTACCACTAGGCTCTATGCCAAGTAAAAACGAAGTGGAATTGTACAGAATATTGAAACAGCCATTCTATGACCAAATTAGTAACCCAGAAGCAGCTAATTGGTTTAGCAAAGAGGCTATTAGTAGAGCACAAACTAAAAGAATAAGAGCAGAATTAATAGACGCAACTAACGATGTTAAGAAGTTAATAGGTCAAAAAGGTGGGGATACCATAGACTTAAAGAAACTTGGAAAATTAAGAAGCTTAGGGATGGGGCAAGGTAACCCAGAAGTTGCTAGGCTAGCTCCAGAAGTATTAGGTAGGTACTCTGATACTGTGAAAGCGTTGATTCCTAAAATGCAAGAAGTATACTCTGAACTTGATGGTGCAAGTCTCAATGAAATAGTAAAAAGAGCTGATTCTATAAAACAAAACTTAAACGATATTTACCTTGTAAATAATAAAAGAGTTACAGACCACTGGAAAGCTACAGAAAATGGCGCAAATGCTGCAATAGGACATGGTGTGAGTACTAAGACAAGATTGATTAGGATGGCTCATGACCTAGCAGAAGGGAATATACTTTATGCTAAAATGCAAGGTATAGGATTACTTACTGACAAGTTATCAAGCAAAGTACTAGACGCACTTGGTAAATCAAAGACCCCTCAAGAAGTTATTGTCAGAAGAGTCGAAGCACTAAAAGCTATAAGCAAGGGCAACAAAGGACTAATGGACAAGGTGTCAGAGATAGGGAAAAAATTAGTTACTGTAAAAGCCACTGGACAAGGAGCATTGGCTAGTTCAGTAGCAAACAATTTACCTTGGTCAGTGAGACACAGAACCGATAAGTCGAGTCACGAGGAACTAAATAAAAAGTACGAAGAAGCAGTAAAAAATGTAAATGACTTGGTAACAAAGACAGGAGAAAGACTTAATCAGCTAGACGCTCAAATGAAGGGTATTGGTGTACTAGCACCTAATTTATATCAGCAATTGCAACAAGATATTTTACAAAAAGCTGGGATATTGACTAGGTCTCTTCCTTTACAAAGCCCAACTACCTATGGCAAGTCACCACTGACTATGACCGAGAAAGCTCACTTCATTGACCAGGTGGAAGCAGGTACTGACCCTCATAAAATGCTAGATTTAATGGGACAAGGTACAATAACACCCAGTCAACTAAGTACCTTCCAATCCGTCTATCCTTATATATTTTCTAAGTTAAAAGATAGTGCCCTAATGGAAGTAAGTACAAGTAAAAACCCAATTTCCTCGGTTCAAAAAGCTAGGATTTATGGAATATTCGGTATTCCTACTTCCCCTGTGGTAAGTGCAGATAACTTAATGAAAGAATTCATGGCACAACAACAAATGAGCCAGCAAGCTCCTAAAACCCAGCAACAACCTCTAAGAACTTCAGGTGCTCAAAAAATGAGCTTATCAGAGAATTATCAAAGGTCAGGCAAGCCCTAAGTTACCGCCTCTCAAAATTTTCATGGTTTTGAAACTTTGTAGACCTCTGTATTCTCTTTTTTTAATTTAATTCTTCAAGGTAGAAAAACATGAGAGGCATGAGAGGCGAGCTTCAAAAACCTTGATTTTAGCTAATAACTTTAATTTGAACCATGAGAGATTTGCGCTATTTGTTGATAAGAGGTCATGAGAGGTCAAAGTTTTCCTTATTTACCAATATCCAAGTTGTTACCTTAGTTTTCAAAAAACATTAATTTGATGAGAGGTGACTCTAAATGAAAATATTGAAACCCAGTTTGCAAAGTACAAAAAACTTACATATAAAAAATTTTCATTTGATTCCAAAGACGTAGAAGTACAAGTAGATGAACAAGGTAAACCTTGGTTTAAGGCTAACAACGTTTGTAGTTGTTTAGGTTACGAGGGTAATTTTAGAGACGCTGTTATTAGACATGTGGACACAGAGGACGTCGTGAAACGCGACACCCTTACAAAGGGAGGAGTTCAACAAACTAACTTTGTTAATGAGTCTGGTCTCTATTCACTTATCCTAGGTTCTAAGTTAGAAGGTGCTAAGTTTACTGAGAAAAGACATGCTGATGTAATAAGAAGTATAGAAAGTTTGATTAAATCAGGTAAATTCTCAGAATCCAATTTTGAATTGTCAACTTATCAAGGTAAGAGAAGGGAGGAAAAGGTTTATATCTTAGATGAGACCTTTACCACAGTGTTGCTGATGGGTCTTACTGGTGAATACAAAGTAAACTCAGAAAAACCTAATTTTCAAAGTACAAAAAACTTACATATAAAAATTTTTATTAGATTAACTAGTGGCTATAAAAATCTTTGATTTGACAAAGTTATAGAATTTCAATATAAAAGAAAAGTACCCAGTTACGTGGTGTTAACTGAGTACCAAACAATCTATCATAAGGATATAATATGAGTACCATATCATTAGTCTCATTGCAAGTTATTTCTTCCAACTCAGTCCCAGCTACTACAAGTTTAGAAATTGCTAAGTTCACAGGTAAAGAGCATAAACACGTCTTAAGAGATATTGAAACCCTTATAGAGTCTCAAAAATTAGATCAGTCCAATTTTGGGCTGATCTCTTACGAAGACTCCTATGGTAGAAAACAGAAGGCTTACGTATTAGACGAGACTTTCACAACCGTGTTATTAATGGGTTTCACTGGTGATAAGGCATTAGATTGGAAGCTAGTATATACCAAAGAATTCCAAGCGATGAGAGAGAATCTTACTAAGCCTAAAGAACAACTTGAGACTACTTTCAATACCTATATGTGCATTGCGGAGAGACTAGGTCTTAAGAATGAGCAAGCTGCAATCCATGCCAACTACGCTATGAAGAAGTTGCATAACACAGATGTATTAGCTCTCATAGAATACAAAGTAGAAACTAAGGTATCTAAGAGCCTCACAGACTGGTTACAAGGTACGGGGATATCAGCTAGGAAAGCTAACTTATTACTTTGTGAATATGGTTACTTAGAAGGCACAACTGGCAATTGGAAATTAGTTGACAAGGGTTCCAAACTTGGTAAAGTAGTATCTCAAGAAGCTAATGGCAAAATGAGATCTAGTATTGAGTGGTACGAGGAAGTAATCGAAGTTGTTAAGGCACTTAATAGATAGGTAAATAAAAAACCTCAATGCAGTGTGTGAGTTGCATTGAGGCAAAGGAGAGTGTGAGTTCACTACTATAAGGAGAGTAATACAAATGAGTATCATTAAGCAAGTTGAAGAAGCTACTAATTTCAAATTATCATTATCTAAGAAAAACAATGAGTTAGTCGTAAAGGATTCTAATAACAAAGTTGTTTCAGAGTCTGTTTACTCATCATTTTTTAAGATTCTAGAAAACCAACTACAAGTATCAGACTTGAAAGGTCAGCTAGTAGGTACCTTAGTCAATAAGAAAGAGTTTGCCAGATATGCAAATGTAATGAAGTATGACGAAGAGTATATTAAGAAGCAAGAAAATGACCCCTTCGTAGTTACTCATATAGGAAGTCCAAATAGGGGATATAAACTTGGTTATTACCCTTCTGGCCATTACAAAGTAGGTAAGACTTTTCAATCTATTGACTTTAAAATAAAGCAACTAGGACTGCAGAAAGATGAGTCCCCTAAGTTTGAAATATTTTATGCTCTTGAATCTTATGACCCGTTTTCTAGTGATGTCATTTACTTGGACAGTAACAAAGAAGACTACTATTTAAATATGTACAGACCATCAAAGTATATGGAAATTTACAGAGGTTACTATCCAGATATCGAGTTATTACCTATTAACAGATTTTCTGAGTTACCTGATGTATTGCAAGCTTTCTTTATTCACTTGTTACCAGATAAAAAAGACAGGGAATATTTGTTACAATGGCTTGCTTGGTCAGTATTTGAACAATGCGAAACAATTCCTATATTATTTGGGTCTGGAGGTACAGGTAAAGGGACTTTGACAGGCCTATGGTCTAGGATGTTAGGAGTTAATAACTGGGCACCAATGAACGCAAGTTCTCTTGAAGGTGAGTTCTCTATGGCTCACTTTGTAAACAAAAGAGGAATTAGCGTAAACGAAGGGCAGATTACTAGTGCGCAACAAATGGAAAACTTGAAAAACTCTACTGACAGATACATAAGAGTTAATGATAAAAATGAGAAGTTTAAGACGGTTAAAAAGACACATAGTTTGATGTATACTGCAAATTTACTAGACGCTATTAAGGGAATAGCTCCAGAAGGAGAAAGAAGATTTAGTTTCTTAGGTGTGACAAATGAAAAGTTACCATATGCTAAAGTAACATTGCCAAATGGGGAGGTGGTTGTGTTTGATAAAGAAAATCTAGAAAAGCTTAATCCGTCAAAAGATACAGAGGGTGAGGTACATGAAACAACATTTGCTTTATTTAGTTTCTTAGCTAACTTATATAATTCCTGTAATTTAGACCCAAGTGTTAAAAACGTTGCGCATAACAATAAGCAAAAAACTAGGGAAGTTAGCGAGGCTAGTGCTCCTCAGTGGTTCATGGATATCATGGAAGACTTGCTACAAAAATGCGAGTGGAAAGAACACCACTTACAAGACGAGTTTAGTGATTATGTAACTGTGGATGAAATTATAATGATATTTAGGAATCAAAACCCTAAGCCAAAGATTATTCCAAGTATAGCTTCTATAGTTAAGCAATTTAAAGTCAGAGAGAATATACACAATGATGTATTGATTAAGAATGGAAAGACTGCTAGACAGACTAGGTTCTATTTCAAAAAAGACTTGTACAAGTCAGTTATGGGAGGTGGTGAATAATGCCTATCACTTATTTAGACTTTGAATATAAATACGACGAAGTACTAGGTAGATTTAATATTATCTGCTTAGTAGCTGAAAGGAATTCTAGTGTATTTGAAACATTTGATACAGAAGAAATGAAAACATATTTTTTAGATAAGCAAGATGATCTATTTATTTCTTGGAATGTTAGCGGTGCAGAGGCTAAAGTAATGTGTCAATTAATGGGTAGGGACTTTGTACTAGGGACAAATTGGGTTGACCTATGGACTGAGTTTAAGATGTTGTGCCTAACCCATCCAAAGTACTTTTCTCAAAAAACTGGCCTATTAGCTGGAATAGAAACACTTGGGTTAAAAGACGAATACAAAGCAGACAAGGGAGAAACCCTTAAGATAATATTAGAAAATGACACTTACACAGAGGAACAAAAGAAAAGTATTATATTTTATTGTAAAGAAGATGTTTTGGTATTATCCAAGATAGCTAAAAAGCTTGGTGAAAAGTTTAAAAAGTACGATGTGAAATTAGAAGAAAGGATATCTAGGGGTAATCACTGTAGGAATGTGGCAGTGTCCCAATTCTTTGGTAATGGGTTCCCTGTAGATATTGAATTTGTGAATAAGGTATTTGAGAATAGGGACAAGATTAAAGCTGCTATATCCGACAAGTGCAATGAATTATCTGGGTTTGAGTTATATAAAAAGAATTACAAAGGTAAAAAGAATGCTAAAGTTTTTACAAAGCATACATTTAACTTTGAAAACTTTGAGATGTACTTAAAAGAAAAGAACTTGCTAAATAGGTGGAAACGTACAGAGGCAGGGAGATTACAAACTGACGAAGATTACATGAGTGAGATGGTGTCTTCGTATAAAGAAACTTTAGCTCCTTTGTATCATGCTAGAAATAGTTTAAAGCAATTAAGTTCTACAGACCTTTCTAAATTAATGAGTAGCGAAGGATATATTAAAGGTGACTACTGGCCATTCAATCAAAAGACTTCTAGGACTAGCCCTAAGCCAGCTTTGGGGTTCCTATTAAATCTTAGCCCATGGCTCCGTATGATGATTAAACCAAAGAAAGGTAGGGCTTTTGTTGGAATAGACTTTAAGAGTCAAGAGGTATTAGTGGCTGCAGCTCTGGCTAAAGACTATGCAATGCTAGAAGATTATTTAACTGATATCTATATAGGGCAAGCAGTAAAAACTGGATTCTTACCACATGGGGCAAATAAAGATACTCATAAGCCACAAAGAACGGCTTTTAAACCTATTGTCTTAGGTACTCAATTTGGAATGCAAGCTAATAGCTTAAGTATTCATTTTTACAATTACTGGAAAGATTTAGGGCAAGAAAAGTCTATGGAGAAGTGCTTGATAGACGCTGAAAGATTTTTGATGAAACTTAAGAAAGCCTATTACAAATATTACAACTACTTAGACAACATGATTATAAAAACAAAGTCTAAAGGTGCTTATAAACTTAGTTCTGGGTATATTTATTTTTGTGACCAGTACACTAGGCCAACTCAGTTACAAAATGTACCCTGCCAAGGTAATGGTGCAGATATGATGAGGTACGCTTTTGATAGGTGCGTAGAAAATGGAATCAATGTTATCCCCCTCCACGACGCTTTGTATTTTGAATGCTCAGAATCAGAAGCTATTGAGTTGTCTAAGAAAGTAAGTAAATATATGGTTGACGCAAGTGTCTTTGTACTTGGTGAGGAATTTGGAAAACATATGAGTACCGAGACACAAATATTTACTAATGACAAACCTTACTATGACCCTCGTGGAGAAGAGATGTATAGAACGGTGTCAAAAGAATTAGGGTTTTCTTGCCCTGATAAATTCATAAAACCTAAAGAGATTCCTAATATCCACCTTGCCTAGTCTCAACTCATTTGCTAGCCTATCCTTATAGAACCTGCCTAAAAAACCTACACCTAGGTTATTAAAATTAAGTTCTCGATGGAGGCTACAAATGAGTATTAAATTTACTGGTTCCAATCCTTTAGCAACAAATCAATCAGCGGCTGCTGACTTTATATCAAGACCTGTTTTAATGGGTATGTTAAATATAATTACTTTTGATGTTGAATTTACAGGGTCTTTCACAGGTAATTTTTATGTAGAAGCTACCAATAGAGACCAAACAATGGTACAACAACCTTTACAACCTGATACTGGAATATGGAAGCAACTTGCAACTATTGCAGTGACTAATGGTCAGTCTTCTGGGAACAATTATTGGTGGGCTGAGGTACTTACAGGTGCAAGGTGGGTAAGATTTAGATACGCATTTACCTCTGGAACTGGTTCATTTTCTTGTTTATCATTTGCTAAATCATATGGGTAAGGAACAATTATGCCTATTACTTTTTTTCCCCCAAGTGGCGGAGGGGCTGACCCTTCTTCTAATGTAGACATTACAGGGTCTTGGACTATTCACGACCCTGTAAATCCAACGGATATCGCTAACAAGCAATACGTAGACAGTGCTATATCTGTGTTAACAGCTTGGAACTCTTCTACTCCGTACGCTGTAGGGAATTTAGTGTATTATAACAATGCTATTTGGGAATGTAGAGTAATAAACGTAGATTCGGATCCCAGCATAACTAATAATAATTGGAGGATGATGAGTAACCTAGATTCCACCCAAAATTGTGTTTTTACTGGTTCCGTTATAACTTCGCCTACGTATAACTTCCCATCTTCACAATCCGCCGTAATTTTTGATACATCATCTAATGAAATTACAGTAACTATGCCAACAATAACTAATATATCCAGTACTGATACTGTTAATAAAATTCAATGGTTTAGATTTTTGAAAACAGGCCAATTTCATGCTTTGACAATAAATTTAAGTGGGTCAGACACTTTTTTAGACAGTACTACAAACTGGAGAATACCCTCCCCTGGTCTTTATTCTATATATGCTATATTTTCAACTACAAAATGGAGTAAAGGGTAATGAGTTATAATCCAATTACTGAGAATTTATCTTTTGACTATCAGCCAGACCCTATTACATCAAATGTTACGTTAACTGATTGGCACAGGAAATTCTATGACGTATTCGCTACTAATAGTGATATATATATTATTTTACCAGATGACCCTTCACCATTTAATAATAATGAACGTGGTTCTTTATTTTTTAGAAGAATAGATGGTAATTCTAATAGAAATGTGACAGTGCAAGCAGTTATAAATGGGACTTTAACTGTTGTCCCAATTCCAGTAGAGGCAGACATTGTACACTGGTTTATATCTGTATATGATGGGAGAACCAGTAGTAATACTTTTTATTTCCAATTAAGTAGTGCCGAAGCAATTAACCAAACTAGGGTAACTAGGTTACCAGCTACTACTCTTTCGCCGAGTAATATCGATATTTTATTTACAAGTTACATAGGTGCAAATATAGGAGGGTGGATATTAGCAGCAGGCGACACAGTTCTAGTAGGCTCCCAGACTAATTCAAAAGAAAACGCTGTTTACGTAGTACAAAACAACGGAGGACTTGTTAGAAGACGTGATTTTGAAATAGGAAGAAATATCGATAGTTACATAGTCCCTGTAATAGCTGGTGAATATGCCACTGATATATATCTATTCTATAATAAACAAAGAGGCCAAGGGTTTCCTGCCATAGCTGGGTACGACAATATAAACTGTGCTGTATATTTAAATAATGAAAACCCTTTACTACTTAACGGATATGAGAAAATAAGATCAGTTGTAGATCAAAATTACGTGGCTTCTAGCGATGATTATGTAATAACTATGAACTTAACAGCTGGTGTAAACAGGACTTTAACCCTGCCTAAGTTATCTTCTTTGTTGACCCCATCTACTACTGGCATGATGAAAATATATAGAATATTTAAATTAGCACCATCGGGGATATTAAGTATAGCGTGTACTGCGGGAGATACGTTTGGAGATGGATCAACCTCTACCAGCCTACAAAAAAATGGGGATAATATTTACTTATCTGGTATTATATCATCTAATAACTCTTATTGGCTTATAGGATAAAAAATATGGCTTATCTTTCAGTAGTAAACAATTTATCGATGTATTATTCACTTAGTCCTATTACTTCGGACACTGTTTTAGATAAATGGAACAGGACTTTCTATGATATAGACGCAAGCACTGGTGATATTCTTATTACTTTACCACCTATCCCAACACCGGCTAATTTATTAGATTCGGGTTCTCTGATGTTTAGGCGTATTGACACCTCTGGCAATACAGTACAACTTCGATATACGTTGGATAATATTACTTACTATTTGTATAATGTAGAAGCAGATGTTACTTACACACATTGGATAATGAGTGTAAACGACCCTACGTTCGACGATCAGATACAAATAACTAGATTAAGTTCTCAGCAATTTTTAAAGCTGGCTGGCGGAACTATGACAGGTAGCTTAATATTAAACGGGGATCCTACTTCCCCCTTGGAAGCGGCTACAAAAAATTATGTGGACACACAAGTGGCAGTTAATCAGCCAACAAATGACTTAGGTATTGATCTCGCTGTGTCTATTACAGATGCAGATTCTCCTTACCCATTAACAGTAAACCAAACAACGGTAAATGTTGATGCAAGCTCGGGGTCAGTAAAAATAGATTTACCTCCGATAGACAATATATCTACTCCTGTCTTGAATAAGAGATATATAATTAATAGAACTGATACCATGAACAGCAATGTTGTTCAAATTAATTGTAATAGTGGGAGCACAGACCGATTCCAACGTACACCTACTGGGTTTAATACATACTATTTACAATGTGCTAGCACTATCCAACTAGTATCCGTGGTTATACCTGGGGCAAATGTATGGGTAATAGAATCCGATTCTAATCCACAATATCAAAGTATCCCATTTGATGGTTTAATAACTTCAGACACTGTTTTAACTTACCATGGTTCTTTGTTTACTGTGTATGCCAATTCTAACATCAAAATAACCTTGCCATTGTGCACGAATGGGGTAGGTTCTACAAAAATTATACGCACAGATCCTAACCCACAATACGATGTTAACCTTGTAGCACCATCAGGCCACACTGTTAACGGGGTGTCCGACGTAAAATTGCTTGTTAATGGTACAGCTACCGCTAGAACATTGTCTTATGGGGACTCTTCTCTTGTAATAGAGCTGGCACAAAGCTCTTCCGTGGCTGGTTCCGTGTTAGCTTTGCGCCAAAGTACAGGGCAAACAATTAATAACTCAACCATATCACCAGTGACATTCGACACGAATGATACTGAACTTGCAATAAGTCCTTCTAATGTAGGTCTAACTGTAACGGGGGGTAATACGTTTACTAACTACACTGGATCAGCAATGACGATAATTATAGCCTACCAGGTACAATGGTCAGCCAACGGCGCAGGCCAGAGGCAAGCTTGGGTACAAAGAACTTCATCATCTCAAAGATGTGGAATGGTAACATCAGTACCGCACACAGGGGGGGAAGGTACAGTACAATCTTCATCTACTACTTTTTCGTTGGCGAGTGGGGATGGATTTAAAATATGTGTAAACCAGAGTAGTGGGTCTGCCTTAGTTTTAAATGGTGGTGGGGTGGGCTTACCAACGGGGTATGCTGGTAGATTACAAATAGCTAGAATCATATAGAAAGGCAGGGATCTATAAACGAATCTGGTAGTTTTTCTTTTAGCTCATAGTGACCGTATAGACTTTTTAGGCAAGTCCCTAATTAATCACGGGTAATAAGTTTCATTGACCCTCTTTAATGTGTAATCTACAAATAGGTTATTAGATTATAAACACTTAGGTAATGAGAGGGTTATAACATGGTGGGTATCGAGGTGATCCAAATGCAAATAGGTTCAAAGTTGAAATCATTATTGTTTTTTTCATTGAAGAGTAGATTTACTCCTACAGTTCTAAGTATTTTAGTAGGAGTTGTCTTTAATTCTTTTCGTCAAAGAGATAGGGATATGTATATAGCTAGTATCAATGATATGAAGGAAACCTTGTCTGCAAAGATAGATTTACAGGAGGCGAGAAGTAAAGAACAAATTGAAAGAGAAAAAGCTAAAATTGCAGTTTATGAAAATGTGTGTAAGAAATTTGAAGAAAAAACAGGTTATTCATGCGTTGGGAGTAAAAAGAAATGACCAGTTATTTTAATTACTTTTCTGTACTATTAATTATAGCCAGTATTTTGATAGCGGACTTAAAGGATAGTATGCGAGTCAAACAAGCGGAAAGTGAATATTTGTCTTTGTTATCCAAGGCTGATAAGGTAGATTTAATCTATACTAACTGGGCTATATTTTATAGCAAGTATAGTAAAGAGAGGATTAGCCCTATGTTAAAAACTATTAGTGATTATAAGGAGGGTAAATAATGCCTTTGAAGAAAAGTGCGAGTAAAAAGGCTGTAGGTGAGAACATAAAGAAGGAGATAGCGGCAGGTAAGCCTAAAAAGCAAGCTGTGGCTATAGCTTTAGAGACTCAAAGAAAGGCTAAGAAGTCAAAAAAATAACCATTAACACGGTGCAAAAAGGAAAGATTATGGCTAGGTCAGATATCGCTAAAGACTTTGTAGAGAAGGGGGTAAGATTAGATAAACTAAGTTCAAATCATGTTTACACTATCTTAATTATTGCGGCGTTTGGGTCACTAAGTTATTATTGTATTAGTTCTTTTTCGGAAGCAAATGATAAACAAAGAGCACAAATAAATGAGTTAGCTAAGGTGATAAATAACCTAGCGGAGAAAGTAAATTTGTCTAGTGGTTGTAATATAGCTAGGTCACTTTCCAATGAGCTTCCCAAGTAATTTGTCTATCCATAGCAATAACAACATCATTAAGTCTAAAAATATATGTATAAAAATATACCCACCTACAAGTATCAAAATTCCGTAAATTATGTATTCAAACATTGTTATTTCCTTATCATAAACCCAGTTTTAAAAGAATTAACTTTAAAGTTATCCATATCTACACTAGATATCCAAGCAAAGTTGTCAGTAATATTTACCTCTGATACTAGTTCATATTTTATAGTAGAACCTGTGAAATTAGAAATAGAAGTATAATCACTAGCAGGTAACAGGAACCCGATACCAAGAGTAGGGATATGAACTCTACTTTCCTCAAGATTTTTTTCTTTGGTCGTAGTCTGAGAAACCTCATTAGAAGTAATATTCGTAACATCATTTGATTTTGTGCTCTCATCAGTATTTTCATTGATTACTTCCATTATTTTACCTGTGTTGGAATACTTTGTAATAGTCCTATATACAACTTTAACTTGAGACTTTGTTTCTTCTTTCTTTGTTTCTTGGTGAGTTTCTTTTTTGTTATCTATTTCTTTGATAACTATTTTATCTTTTTTACTGAGTCTACCAAGAAAAAAGAACAAAGATAACAAAGAGATTAACCCTATTATCTTTGTTTTCATATTATGCGTTCCCCCCTGTATAAAGCCTGTTCTTTCTTTCTCCTACGCACAAGGCCGCCTAGTTCTTGACCACCTTGGCAAGTCCAAGTCTTACTAAGGAACTCTCTAGCCGCCTGTGCATAGTCACCACGGATATGGTAATCTAATAATTGGCTTTTAGAAAAGTTTCCATATCCTACTTGGTAACAGAATGAAATTAAAGCCCCCAGTTGATAGTCTGTAGTCTTTGCACCATTTAACTTTGACTTAATATATTCCTTTCTTTGCAACCAAAGTTCAATAAACATTAGTCTGGCTTCTGTTTCTGTCAGAGGTTTATCATCTATCTTAACCTTGGTGTTATTTGGGTAATAAGTCATCCCATATCCAGTTGTGACTATGTTCTTTTCCCTTTCTAAGCTTGTTGCATAGTACGGCTTTGGTTTAAAAGTCTCCTCAGAAATACAGATATTGAATCCTTTTTGCTCATTTTCATTCATTATCATTTCTCTCCCCTTTGCGCTTGTTAGAAGACTTTGAACAGTCTATTAATCCTATTGTTTCTATTGCAATGTTGTTACCCCAGCTGTCTGGCATATAGACAGGCTCATTATTAACATCCCTGTTTTTACCGTGTTTATCGCAAATTCTATTTCCATTGTACAAACTCATAAATACCTGACTACAACGCAAGCAAGTTCTCAGTTTTGTAGTGTCTTTGTACCTAGCAGCTATCATAATGTTTTCTTGACTACCTTTGTATCTATAAGAATGATTACCCATGACTCACACTCCTTTTTATTAATTTCTTGGTGGTGATAACTTGTTACAAACTTTCAATACTCTACGTCTACCTGTATCAATTTCTTCTAAAATATAGAAAAAATGTATAACATCTTTGTTAGCAAAGAATCTTTCTTTTATCAAGCTTTCTGCCTTATCCTCGGCAGCTGTCCTCCCAGTAGCATTAAAACTATGTTCAAAAATATCAGAATTACTCTCAAATACAACTTTGTATGTTTTCATAGAATCCTTTCTTATTCGTTAATATAGTTTACTAATTCTTTGATTGAATCGATACTTTGTAATGTAATTGGGTGATATATATATATGCATCCCAGAAATTATCGTTTTTAAGTGTAATATTAAAATACTTGTCATCAAGGTCTCTGCATATTGTTTTTATTTCGGATATATTTATAAGTACTGTACTTGAATCTACTGGAATATCTATTTTACCCATTGCTTGCCCTTTTAGTCTAGCAGCTAAAAATTTACTCATTTCTTGCACTCCCTTATTAAAATAAGTATTGATATATAGATAACTATTGCACTAACAATAAATAAGCAAGCTAGAGTGTTCATTTTTTCTTTATATCCTGTTTAGTTTTCCTCGAATGACAAGGCTTGCAAAGTACTTGCAATAAACTAGGTACAACATCTAGATACCTTAAGTAATTCAATAATGAGTTTAAACTATCTACCTCACCTGATTTACAAATAGCTATTACATGGTCTACTTGGATATCACCGTAACTAAAAGTTTTACTGCAACTAGCGCAAATGTGCTTAGGCATTTGGCTAGTCCAATCTGACGCTCTCGACTCCTTCAATACTTGCTTTCTTATCGGTGAACTTCTAGACCAAATATACCTAGCTTCTTTAGCTAAAGTTGCGTAGTACTTTTGTTCACTAGACTTAGCTTCTTTAACAGATTTTGTTTTTTTAGTCATATTAGTTTATCTTCCTCTCTTTCACCTTGAAGCCATTTGGTTAAGTCATATATTTTATAGTTATATGAGCCTAAGTTTTCTAGGGTGTATGGGACACCATATTTTTTGCAAGTCTTGGAAACTTGCGCTTTACTATATCCAGTAAGTTCTACAATTTCAGTGGCACTATATCTACCATTGAGTTCCGACAAGATTTCTTTTAATGTAGGTTGTAGTTCTCTTTTCTTAGTCATTTTCATCACTCCTAATGTTAATTACTATGCGATTATGTACAGCGTCGTACCTAGCGGCCACTGGAATAAAGTTTGCGCCCTCGTCTGCACAATAAAACTCTAATTCTATTGTAGTGTCGTCAATGATATTCTTATTTTCTTCGTAAACCTTTAATATATCGCTAAGTCTTCTCATGGTAAGCTTTCTCCTTTGATTGATAGTAATTTTCTACATCTTGAACAAACTTTTCAAAATGTTTATTAATAATCATGCAGTTTGTAGCTATGCAAATATGGTGCGGTGTTCCAGATTCTTGGTCGTATATTTCTCCTTTATTTAAAGCAATTGTGTGTCTAGTCAACGAATTAAGAGCTTGTTCTATTAAATTGTCAAAGTTCCTCCAATAATTAGGTTTTCCATCTACATCTGGGTATTTAGGTTCAGACTTTTTCATATGTTCTAAAATTTGTTCAATAAAAGTCCAATCTATTACACTAGGTCTAATTTTACCTTGATTCTTTCTTATTTCTATTGTCATATTTTTATTAACCTTATTTCAAAGCCCATTGAGGTAAGCTGATTACTTTGCCATATCCCTCACCATCTGTTCTCGCCCATTTACCAGAATCCTGACAATCTTTAATTTCTTTTAAGATTTCCAATCTCCTAGCTTTGAACCATGCAATTGAATGTGGGTCTAGGTGAAACATACCGCACTCATAGGGCGGCTCTTTACTTACAAAGAGAAAAAAGAACTTCTTAAACCTAGAATGACCTTCAATCAAATTACCTACTTCTAAGTACTGAGCATGTTGAAATCCATATCCAAAGTTACAAATAGACTTTATTACCTCAGTCTCGGAAGCGTCTTGGCAGCTTTTTAAGTCTATAAAGTAATCGTGACCTCTAGCGTCCCCTCTGATATTAAGAAACAAGCCAGTGACAGGGCACTGTGCAACCCCAGATATTTCAGGAACAGAGTTTTCAAGTAATGCAGACGCTCGTTTATGAGAGAACACTGATTTTTGTATAGCTCTCAATGTATCCATTTCTTCTTGCTTTATTACAAAGAATTCTTTGCCATCTTTTAAATATTGACCATCTTTACCTTTGTGTACTATATACTTTGTTTCTTTCTTCTTTGATTTTTTCTCTGAGTCAACAGGTTCTAGGCTTGGGATTGGTGTACCAAATTTCTCATCTATCCAATCCTTAAATGCTGTAGTTCTTTGGTCTAAGTTGCAAACTATTACAGAGTTTTCAAACTTCTCCTGTTCTAATATAGCTAAGTGTATCAAAGTACCCATTAAAAAATTAGGATTACTTTTGTTAGGTACTGAGCGGACTATATACTTTTGATACCAATTCCATGGTGAATTTTTGTGCCAGTACTTTATTTGGCTTGCACTAATAGCCTTCATGCTATGGTGCTGTTCGTTAGAAATTTCTGGTAACCACCTATTGGTGATATCGTTTTCGTAGGGGCTAGTTATCAAGGGAAACGGTGTCTTTGATAAACTTGGGTGTAGCATGACTTTCTTCTCTCCTAAGTTAAAAGTGCAATGTAAGCTAGCAACTTGCTAACTTATCATTGAACCCTTAAGGTTCAACTATCCGAAAGGATTTTCAGATTTAAAGTTATTAGCTTTAACTGGTTCTGAAGTCCTACGAGCAGGTGCAGCGGTTGGTTGTCTAGCAGGTGCTGGTTTCGCTACTTGTTTAGGTTCCTCTTTAGCACCAACTGCCTTATCGCATAGGTCTAAAATTTCTTGAGTAGGTTCAAAGCTGTCGTCTACTTGCACATCGTATTGAACTATCATTTTACCTTTGGCTAAGCCTTTAGTACCTTCAAATCTACCAGTCAAAGTAACTTGAATTCTGTCACCTATTTGGTAATAAGGCATTTGCTCGTCAATGGACTTGCAAGAAAACACAATCAATGGTGCATAATCTTTGTTTTCGTCTAAGAAAATATAGTGTTGTTTATTGTATTCTTTGCTTGGTGCAGTGAGACCAGCAAATATACCTATGAAACTGTCACCAATTTGGTTGTTTTCTCTGCCACCAAATGCTGGGTACCCACCGTTGCCATTGTTTGCTTTTGGTGCTCTGCGTGTAAAATTTGTCATAGTGAAATCTCCTGTGGTTTGTTGTTATTATTTTGACTCGTGATAAGTAGCTATTCCTAATCTAATAAACAATTGTGTCATTTCATTTTGTAACCTAATGTAGTTCTCTATATCATTTTGTACCCCCTTCAAATCTCTTTGCTCTCGCAACTCATCAAGTTGCTTAATTATTTGTTCTTTGTTAAAGCGTGTCATTCTTCATACTCCTCAAATAATTTAATTACTAAGTTTCTAAGATTTTCATCATCTTCAACTAAGTCCTTAAGTGACTTTTCTAACTCTTCTAAGGTTTTGTTTAACTTTTTTATAGCTGTATCATATTCTTCTACTTTCGCAGCTATTAAAGCAAAACTATGTACACGTTTTCTTAGTTCAATTTCAGCGTCGTAAGTTTGAGTACCTTTGTAAGTATTTTTACTGAGGTTAGCTAGGAACTGGTCAGCTAAGTGTTTGTTTATCTTAATTTTCATAGTTTATTCTCCTCATTCTTTAACATCGATTACTTTGCCCTCTTTGTAACAAAGTGTAGTACTTCGATAATTATAAGCCACTTTTCCACCATTACCATGACAAATACTTTCAAAGCTATTAGGGTTGTTAGGTGGAATAAGCTTAGGGGGGTCTATAATAATCATTAATACAAAGTCAGCTATTAAAACTACTACTCCAATAATAACCGAATAAGCATTATTAAGTACTAAACCTAAAAACATTAGTAAAAAGCTTGCAACAAGTAAGGCTGTTATAAATATTATCATAACTCACCCTTTCTTTTTGAAATCTTTGATAATCTTAGCGAACCTAGCACTATATACCTTGAACCACGTTTTCTGAGTAGCTGTACGTAGACAATAAACTCTGTAACCTTCGTACTCAGAGTCGCTTAGGCTTAGTACCCAGTCTAACCTAGTGTCTTTAGGTATTCTTTGGTCATTAAGTGCTTCAAATAGTTTCTTTAGTTCTGACTTAGTTTTCTTGGTCATCATACTGTCACCTCGTTAAAGTAAGTTACTATCACCTCGTTATCTATGCTTTCTAACTCATACTCCAAAACAACCTTGACCACTAATCTACTAGTATATAAGTTCCCTCTGTATATTAAATGGTCATAGTTTCTAGCACACATTGGGAATGAGTTACCGTTATCTAAGGTTATTATGTATCCACTATGCTTCATTTGTAGCGTCCACTTTCCATAAAATAGGTTCATACTCTTTAGTGCTTAGCTTGTCTTTGATAGCTATGTTTATTGCACTAATGCGTTTAGAGTAATTATCTAACTGAGATTTATTGTGTCCTATTAGTTCCTTATCTAAAATGTAATTAATTTCAGCTTGATAGTACTCTCTTGTTTTGTGCAATGTACTTAGGTTAAATGATTTATAATAGTTAATGTAATTTGTACTCATTTTGTTATTCCCTTTCATAAATAACTTCGTTACCATAGTCTTCAATGGAATCAAAGCAGCCATCAGTAGTGAATACGTGGCTTATTGCTATCTTGTTAATCAGAAGATTCTTAGCGTAGTCCTTGACCATACTTTTAAGTACTTTAATGTTCATTGCTCTCATAGTTACTGAAGTGTCGTCACTTAGGTCAACTATGTACTCATATGAATAGATTCTTTGTATCATTGTCATACTACATCTCCTACTTCCAAAGTTATCGAAGTCACCTCAAAAGTATTAGTGTCATCGCACTCAGGGCACCAAAGTTCAATTCCTAGCTTACCTTCACTTAGGTGCTTTATACTGCAAACTTCCGCATAATAAGCATTAATCGCACTACCACAAGGGCAAAGCATGTAATTGTCTAGTTCAATCTTAGTTTTCATAGTTACACATACACTCCTTAAGGTTATTAATTCAAACACACACACATAAATCACATTGTATCACTAACACATTAGCTCTAAGGTTATCTATGTTAATGTTTAACGTCCAGAACTACTGGACAACCTTGTACTACAATGTTTCAGTGATATCAATGGAATCTAAGTCCATATATTAGGCTAGTCTCATAGCCATAAGGTCAAACCCTCTGTAGCGTGGTTCCCTTGTGCTTGTCTAAGCTCCATTCGCAGCACTTAGACCCTCTCGGTTACTTAGAAACCCTATCGAGCTTCCATATAATTAAAATACCTTAACTTGGTTTCATTGTCAACTAGTTTTCTAATTATTTTTTGTCACTATGATTTTCAGTGTTCTATTTAGATACTGAGAGGCGGGGTACTAGGTTCTGTTACTTTATGAAATTTTATTCCTCTTGTGATACCAACGATAACTAAGAACACGCAAAAAGTTTCCCTGTTCCAAGTAACATATAAAAATTTGGTAAAATGATAAGTGTTATTTTAAGCTAATAACTAAAATCGTGTAAAAAATATCATTGTGCCAGTTGAATAAAAAATTTGGTAAAAGTATAAGAAAAAGTCACCTCTGACCCATTTTCAATGTTTAAAAACTAAGGTAACAACTTGAGTATTGGTAAATAAGGAAAACTTTGACCTCTGATGACCTCTTACCGCGGAAAAGTGGCATACCTCTCATGGTTCAAATTAAAGTTATTAGCTAAAATCAAGGAATTTGAAGCTCGCCTCTCATGCCTCTCATGTTTTTTTACTTCTAAGAATTAAATTAAAAAAAGAGAATTGAGAGACTTTGAAAGATTGGGTCAAAAAGTGAGAGGTGGTGACTTTGTTCAAAATGTTCAAATAAATTCAGTATAAGTCTTGTTTCAAGTATCTCTGATGATTAAAGTAGCAATAGGAGACTAAGAATCGGAGGATAGATTCAATGGATGAGCTAGTCAAAGTCGATGAAAGGGATTTCTGGGAACCAACTCTCGAGGAACTTGAAAGAATCGAGGAACTAGGATTTTATGGAATCTCAGACCCAAGACAAATTTGTGCTTTGTTGAATGTTGAAGCTAGGCACTTGGCCTATGCTTCTTTGTTTGGTGAAGCTTTGAAATTTTTTAAACGAGGAGAGGCCAAGGCTCACTTAGCTTTGAGTCAATCTTTGATGAACATGGCAATTGGAACCCAGAAAGCCGAAACTGCAAGACACTTGGTCAATAAATTCTTGCTCCAATCTAGATTTCAGTACGATGAGGCCTCTGCGGCAACTAGAAGCAAAGAGAAGATAGAAGCAACGAAAATCAAGCTTGCAAAGAAAATACACAGGGATAACTTGGACTTACAGACAACTAGGTTAATAGAAACCTTGAAAGAAGACGATTTGCAAAAAGTTTCCAAGTAAACTCACACAACATAATGGGAGTTATCATAACTGAAACTTAGAGGGCTAAGATGAGTTTGACCAAGAAGCTTTTACAGAGAAAAGCATTACAAAGACTAGAGAAGATTGAGATTAGAAAGCGCAATGATAACCCCGTCATTGTTCTCGAGGATAGATTGATACCTCAACAACTTAATTTCATACGTTCAAAATCCAGATTCAAAGTAGCAAGGTGTTCAAGGCGTGCTGGCAAGTCCACTGCACTGGCTTTTTATTTACGAGACACAGCACTTGCAGGTACCCAATTTCATTGCGCTTATGTTGGAAAAACCATCGCCGTAGCTGTCAAGACAATCTGGGACGCTATAAAGTTATTAGTGACTGAATCAAAGGACAATGTGAAAATCAATGAGACTGAACATTGGGTTTATTTCTATGATACTAAGTCATACATTTGGTTATTTGGTGCCAACGACTCTAAGCAAATAGAAAAGATACGTGGATTATTCTTTAAGCTAGCTGTTATTGACGAAGCACAGATGTTCCCAGCTTACTTAAAGAAGCTAATAGATGAGGTAATTGACCCAGCACTTGGAGACTTGCAAGGTACTCTGTGTCTCACTGGTACACCTAATCCCAGTTGCTCTGGAGTCTTTTACGATTCTGACAAGTCAGAGGGCTGGGAATCTCATTACTGGACGTGGCAAGATAATCATTACTTTGTTAACAAAGCTATGGGACAAAATCCTTTACTCAAAGAACCTTTAGATATCATGCGAGAATCTTTGAAAAGACGTGGAGTATCTGAGTCTGACCCGATAGCACAAAGAGAATGGTTTGGAGTGTGGGCAAAGAGCGAGGACTTACAAGTATATAAGTGGACAGAAGCTAATCACTTTGAACAACTACCTAATTTCCAATTTAAATGTGTACTTGGTGTCGACCTTGGCTTCAATGATAGCGACGCAATCGTAGTTCTAGGGTTCAATGAGGACTACAGAGAGACATATGTTCTCGAAGAATTCAAGTGCGCAAAACTAGATATTACTGCACTAGCACATGAGATACATAGACTCAAGGCAAAGTGGAATCCTTATTATATGGTCATCGATGGTGGGGCACTAGGTAAAAAGATTAACGAAGAGCTAAATCAGAGACACAATCTATACCTAGACTCCGCTGACAAAACCAACAAAGCAGCGTTTATAGAATTATTGAACTCTGACCTTAGACTAGGGTATGCAAAGATAAAAAGAAACAGTGGGCTAGCTAATGAGATGGTCAAACTATGCTGGGACGAAGAGGACTTTGAGGAGGGCAAATATACCGAGGATTCTTATGAAGACAATCACCTTTGTGACGCTTATCTATACGCTTGGAGATATGTGTACACTTACGCTTGGAAAGAAAAGCCACCAGAGCCTAAGCCTGATGACGTTGGTTACTCTGATTACATTGCTCAGAAACAGTTACAAGACTTCGTTAACAAAAAACAAATAGAAAGGGAGAAAAGGGACAATGAACAGCATTGGCAAAATAATTCATGGGGATTCGATAGCTGGAATTAAGAGCTTATTTATGAATGCCTATATACACAATGTTAAAGTATTTAATTTCTATAAGAAGATAGAAGATAAGGAAAAAAGATTGAACTTAGTTACTAATATAGCAAGTGACTTGTCAAAGAAATGCAAGTTCTTATTATACATTGATTCAGAGTCTTCTAATGTTATATATTCAATTATAGCATATACTTTGATAGATGGTAATCTAAAAATTTATTTTGCTTATACAAAGTATAGCTTTAGAGGCTACGGATTTTGTAAATTGTTATTAGAGCACTTAGAGAAGGAATCTAAGGTTCTTAGTCATTGTGTACCAAAGAAATTAGAGAGGTATTCACTATGGTCAAAGTACGTTCAAACGAGTCCTTATTACCCAGTAGTTTCGAGGAAGTCTTGATATTGTTAAATAAGTACAATGTTACTAAGTTCAAGTGTGGTGAGTTTGAGTTAGAGACAGTTCCACTTGCGCCTGTAAACAATAACGTCAAAGTTATGGACGATAGGGAGAAGCAAGCGTTAGAAGCTGCAATGGTACAGAATAAGAACAGTGCACTATTTGGCATTTGGGGTGAATAAACATGGAAATAGAGAAACCTAAAACTAAGAAATCAAAGAAAGAAAAGTATGTTCCAGTTGATATGGAAGTTAAGCATGTAAAGAAGATAAAAACTAGGCACAAATATGACGATTCTGAGTATAGCAGCCCTTGGTGGATTGCTGATAAGGACAATGTACATGGCGAAGTATTTGGGTGTGTTAGACAATATAAATCTAGGTGGTTTGTAAACTATCAGGAACTTATTAAGCATGTAAAAAGGTACGAAGATAGGAATTATTACGGATACTTTGCAAATGACCCTTATACTAAATTCGCTAACAATGACAATCTAAGTCTCAACATTACTGCAAGTTGCATTGACACTTTAGCCTCTAAGATAACTAAGAACACGCCACAAATTCAATATATAAGTAACTCAAGTGACTATGTAGAAGAAAGAAAAGCTAAGGAACTACAAAAGTTTATTCAAGGTCACTTTAAATTTACTAATGCCTATGAGCAAGCTGACACTGCTTTTATTGATGGATTAAAGCTAGGTACTGGTATTATTCACCACAAAGTAAAAAATGACCGAGTACAGCACGAAGTAGTTAAGGCATATGAACTTTTATATGATTGGCTAGACGGTGTAAATGGAGTACCAAGTGACTTGCACATAGTGAGACTTAGAAATAGGTACGATGTTATAGTTGAATTCCCAGAGTACAAAGATATCTTATTAGAAACAGGAGTAACAAACCCTGTATATACTAGTACAAATTCATTTAACAGGGATAACATAGTTGTCGTAGAATCTTATAACAAGTATGCAAAGAGGCACACTATTTGTGTAGAAAATTGTACTTTGTTAGATGAGGATTGGAACTTAGTAAACAAACATGGTGAGTTTGACTTTCCTTTGACTGTGTTCAAGTTCAAAGACGCTGACCGAGGTTTCTTTGGTATTGGTTTAGCAGAGGAACTTAAAGCTATTCACTTGGAACTAAATAGATTGGTAACAGTGGCACAACGTTCTAGCTATTTGCTGTCTGTACCAAAAATCTTTGTTCCTGAATCTTGCAATATTGGTATTAGTCAGTTGAATAATGAAGTAGGTGGCATAGTTAAATTTTCAGGTATGTCACCTCCAATAGCAGCTCCATTAGGCAGGCCACCCGTAGAACTTTATGAACAAATTAACCTATTCTATCAAAAAGGCTATGAGATAGCAGGTATTAGTCAAATGACGGCAGCGTCTCAAATGCCAGCTGGGTTACAGCAAGCAAGTGGCAAAGCACTTGAAACCGCGTATCAAATTGAAAGCGATAGGTTTCAAACTGTAGGTAAACGCTTTGAACAAATGATTATTGATATGCAAGAAAAAACTATCATGATGATGAAGATGATAGAAGAAAATGGTGGGGATGTTGGTAATGCTAAGTACTATGACCAAGACCTAGCTAAATCAATTAATTGGTCAGATGTTAATATGAACAGAGACCAATTTGACTTGCAAGCTTTCCCTGTAAATATGTTACCAAGTACCCCAGAAGGCAAATTTGCATTTATTCAAGATATGATGATGAGTAACTTAATTGACCCTGTAGCCGCTAAAAAGCTATTAAGATTACCAGACACAGATGGTTATTTAGATTTACAAAATGCCGAGTATGACTTCGTATTAAAGCAAGTAGGTGAAATGTTACTTGGTAACGAAGTAGAGCCAGATATAAATCAAAACTTCGATGTTGCATTGGATCTAGTACAGAAATCCTACTTCTTATATAGTACAAAAAACATTAATCCTATTGCATTGGAATTAATGGACAACTATATTAAAGCTATAGAAAGAATCAAAATTGTCAAGGCTGCAGAGCAACAGCGTATCATGCAGCAAGCAATGATGAATCAGGTTCAAATGCAGTCAATAGGAGGACAGCAAGGTGGAAGTAACACAGACCCAAGTGGATTCGCAAGCAACGCCCTTGGAGACACAGGAACCCCAATCCAATGATAATCAAAATTTCATAGACCCTAAGTTACAAGAGGCTAGGGAGCGTGAAAGACTTAGATTATCAAGAGAAGAAAAACTTCGTAATGAGCTAGAACAAACTAGGCTTGAGTATGAAAAGCTTGAACAAGCTAGACAAGCTTTGATTAGCAATGGTTGGGATATAGACACTTTGCTTACTGTAAAGAATGGACAAAGTGTAGAAACCACTAGTCCTGTTATCGAGGAACTTAAAAAACAAATAAATGATTTAAAGAATAATTTAACAGCTAAGGAACAGGAACAACTTAACGAAAAGAGGAGGAGAGAAGCATCATCATTTGTAAAGGAAAATGAAGATAGATTTGAGCTTATTAAGGCTCACGAGCTTGAAGGTGAGATAGTATCTTTAATTGATACTCACTACAAGAAAACTAAGAAACTCTTAAGCTACGAGGAAGCTGCAGAGAAGATAGAACAACATTTAGAAGCCGAAACTGAGAGACTTTTGAACAAAGTTAAAAGTACTAAGAAAATAAAAAAGGTACTTGGTGACGTATCTGCAAAGGATATCGAAGTTTCAAAGTCAGCTGGTGTGTCAGTTAAACAAATCGAGAAAGTTATCGATAGCACAGAGAAAGAAGTATTAGATTTGAAGGAGACTGTTAAAGCACGTTATCAATCAATGCCTAAGAAAGTTTCAGAAACTCCAAAAAGATCTGGGGTTAGTAAGTTGTCAGCTAGGGAACAGAAATTAGAAGACTTAATGAAAAAATACTCTTAATATAAGGAAAAATATAAATGGCTAATCAAACAATGTTATCAGCACAAAAGATTTTAAAGGAATACTATGTAGAAGGCGTACCATTAGACCTTGCATACAGAGACCGTCCATTAATGGCACTTATTCCTAAGGATGAGTCCGTAGAAGGTAAAGTTCTACCAGTACCAGTTACATATGAAAACCCACAAGGGACAAGCTCTACTTTTTCAGCCGCTCAGAGCAATGAAACACCAAACCAATTTGGTAGTTTCTACCTAACCATGCAACCTAAGTATTCATTGGCTCAGATTGACGCTCAGTTGTTAAAAGCAACAAAGACTAGCCGTGGTAGCTTTGTTAGAGAAGCACAATACGAAATTGACAAGTCCTACAAAGCACACAGTAACCAGATTCACACTGAGTTATTTGGCGATGGTACAGGGATTATGAGTTCTGTAGCAAGTATCAATGGCCAAGTTATTACATTAGCTAATGCTTTTGATATCAACAGATTTGGCGTCGGCATGACTTTGCAATTCTGTGCTACTGCAACTGCTGGAACTCCAAGTAACACTGTAGTTGTTACTGCAATGAACAGAACAGCAAATCAAATGACAGTATCAGGCTCTTTGACTGGTGTGTCTCCTAACTGGTTTGTATTCAGAATCGG